AACCCAGCGGCTGTACCGAAATGGTTTCCGCTTATATGGGACATGAAACCCGAAGTCATCAGCTTAATTGCGATGAAGACAATGCTTGATGGTATCTGTCGTAAACATCCGCTGACTAACACGGCGATCCGAGTCGCGACAAACATCGAAGACGAAGCACGATACAATCGCCTTAAAGAAGAGTATCCCGACGTGTTTAAGTTTGCACAAAAGGACGTTCAGAAATGGAGTGATCGAACCTACCGACGAGTACGTGAAGCTTTTTTAAGACACGAACAAGGCGAATCAAAGAAAGGTAACATCGAGCCTTGGACGTCATGGACGCGTAAAGAAAAAATATCAATGGGTACATGGTTACTAGAGCTTATCCGCACGGTCACGAATTTGGTTACCTTCGTCATGTTAGGACATAAAAATAAAACACGTTGGGTTATTACAGCGAGTGACGATTTATTCCAATGGATAGCTGACTACAATCAAAACCAAGAATTATTAAAACCTTTATGGTTACCTACGGTGGAGACGCCCGCACCGTGGAAGGGATTGTGGCAAGGCGGATACAAGGATGTTGATCTTCAACCGCTTACATTTATCAAGTCAAACGACATGGAATATATGCGTGAGCTTGACACGTCAAGTTTTCAACCCGTGATTGATTCTGTTAACCACGTGCAAGAGACGCCGTGGACGGTCAATGACAAAGTATTAAAGATTGCACGATGGGCATGGGATAATGACCGAGAGATCGGCGAGATGTGCCGTCGTACTGACTACGAGTTACCGCCTTTTGATCCGACAGCCGAAGGCGATCCAGAACGTAAGCGTGAGCTTGGTCGTAAGAGCGGAGTACTTAGAAGTTTAAACATATCGTTACGCAGTCAGCGGTTACAAATCATAAAGACGTTGTGGTTAGGTGATAAGTTTGCGGGTAAACACTTTTACTTTCCACATCAGATCGACTTTCGTGGACGCATGTATCCCGTGCCTTACTACCTGTCGCCACAAGGTACGGACTTAGCGAAGTCTCTTTTATTGTTTAGTGAGTCGGAAACGATTTGGAATCCTGAGACGGACGCTCGATGGTTAGCGATACACGGTGCAAACTGTTACGGCATGGACAAGGTGACGTTCGATGAGCGTGTTAAGTGGGTCAATGACAGACGCCAAGAAATATTTGAAGTGTGTAAAGACCCGAAGGTCAACGACTGGTGGACAGGCGCAGATGAGCCGTGGCAGTTCCTAGCATTTTGTTTTGAATGGGGTGAGTTATTAAGCATGGGTGGACGGGGATTTAAAACCCGTCTGCCCGTCGCTATGGACGCGTCTAACAACGGCATACAGTTACTTTCTTTGTTGGGTAGAGACGAGATCGGCGGTCGAGCTACAAACGTGTCAGCCACGGAAGCTCCCGCCGATCTCTATCAATTTGTAGCGGATCAAGTAACGGAAGAATTAAAGAAGAAAGCGAAGAAGGGCGACCACATCGCGACTGAATGGTTAAAGCTGGGCATCACACGTAAGCTTACTAAGCGACCTGTCATGGTCAAACCTTACGGCGGTACTCGTCAGTCCTGTCGCGACTATGTACACGATTGGTTTAGAGATGTGTGTCTTGAGCGCGACATTGATCCGTTCGGAAGCGAGACAACACCCGCAGTCAGTCAATTATCTATGGTTGTGTGGAAAGCGATGGACGAATGTTTAAGCCGACCAAACGCAGTCATGGCGTGGCTACAACAATGTGCAAGGTTGTTAGCACGTGAAGGCAATGCGATTGAGTGGACGACACCACTTGGTTTTAAAGTACGACAAAAATATTTCAACACGAAAGGATCACAAATTAACACGATGTTAGGCGACAAGATTTCGTTTGTTAGATGGCATCAACCTTTGAACGAACTTGATCGTAAGCGTCAAGCCAATGGCATCAGTCCTAATTTTGTACACAGTCTTGACGCTACCATCGCACACAAGACGACGAACGAAGCGAAGAAGATGGGCATCCGCTCACTCGCTATGGTACATGATAGCTTCGCGACACACTCGACAAACAGCGAAGCATTAAGCGGGATTATAAGACGAGAAACCGCAAACACTTTCAACGAGGACTTACTTCTTAAATTCAAGGATGAAGTCCAAACACAAACCAAAGAAGAACTACCAGACCTACCTCCTTACGGAACTCTTGATCCGCTTGAGGTGCTAGGCTCTGACTATTTCTTCGCATAACAACGACGCTTAAAAGGAGCGATTAATGACCAGATATAATATGAAGACAATAACCACACCAATAGGAACAGCAAGATATTGCTACTTAACTAAACCATCGACAGGCGAGTATGACGGAGAGTACGGAACATATCGTACCGAATTGATATTAGATAAAGCTGATTGGGATAAGTTAAAAGCACAGATACAACCCGAATACGAAGCCGCTTACCTCGCCGAGAACACCAAGCAAGGAAAGACACTAAATAAAGCGAACCTTCCATTCGTCATCGACGGAGAAGATCACATCGTAAAGTTGAAGATGAAAGCGGGAGGTAAACGACGTGACGGTAGCGAGTATAAGTTAAGCGTTGCTTTGTTTGACAGCCAAGGTAACCCGATGAAAGGCGACGACATCGTCGGTGGTGGTAGCCGTATAAAGATCGGAATGAAGATGAGGTTTTGGTACGTCGCCGCACACGGATTCGGTATGACACTCGAACCACAAGGCGTTCAAGTACTCGAACTCGCGGCTGTTGGAACAAGTGAGAAAGCAACATCCTATGGCTTCACCGCTGAAGAAGGTGGATACACAAACGGAGGAGAAACATTCGAGAATACTCTCGATCAACCAGAACCTAATGCCGAGGAAACCAAACAAGAAGCGCCCCTGTCGGCGGACTTCTAAGTATCGTTCTGGATTTGAAGCAAAGACCGCTAATTGGTTAGAGCGGAACGGCGTCAAGTTCGGGTATGAAACTGTGAAGATCGAATACAGGAAACTATCAACGTACACACCTGACTTTATTCTACCAAACGGAATTATAGTAGAGACTAAAGGACTTTGGACGAGTGAAGACAGAACCAAACATCTCCTTATTCGTGATCAACATCCCGAACTTGATGTCCGTCTTTGTTTTATGAACGCGTCGAACAAGATACGCAAAGGTTCTAAAACAACATACGCAAAATACTGCGAACAAAAAGGCATTAAATATTGTGACAAAACGATACCGAAATCATGGCTGAATACAAAGAAATCCACACGTCCTGTTCCGCCTGTGGTTCAAGTGACGGACGATCTACATATGTAGACGGATCGAGTCATTGCTTTAGCTGTGGAAAGAACACTCAACCCAACAAAAATGAAAAACAAAAAATGGAAGAACAACCAACGACCAAAACTAATAAAGCGTCGTTTGTAAGTAACGGCAAGACCACCGCTTTAACGCGAAGAAACCTAACGGAAGAGACGTGTAAGAAGTGGGGTTATCAAGCCGCTGAAGTCGATGGACAGATGGTTCAAGTCGCAAACTACCGTACTCGTGACGGCAAGTTATGTGGACAGAAGATTAGATACGCTAACAAATCATTTACGGTACGTGGCGAACTGATCGGACTATATGGACAACATCTGTGGCGAGACAGCGGTAAGCGAGTCGTCGTAACCGAAGGAGAGATCGACGCTTTAAGCGTGTCCCAAGCGTTTAACAATAGCTGGGCAGTCGTATCTGTACCGCACGGTGCTGGCGGAGCTAAGAACCACGTCGCACAAGCACTCGATTGGCTTGAACGATATGAAGAAGTGGTTTTTATGTTTGATATGGACGATCCAGGACGCAAGGGAGCGGCAGAATGTGCGGCTCTTCTAACTCCTGGACGTGCAAAGATAGCCGAGCTACCGCTTAAAGACCCGAACGATATGTTAAAGGCGAACCGTGCAAAGGAGCTTGTAACAGCAGTCTTTGAAGCGCGTGAGTATCGACCCGATGGTATCGTCGGTGCTGAAGAACTATGGGAAAAGATAAGCGAAGTAAATAACGTTGAGTCTCAACCGTACCCATACACATCCTTGAACGACATGACACACGGTATACGACGGGGAGAACTCGTCACGATATGCGCGGGTAGTGGGATTGGGAAGTCTCTGTTCTGTCGTGAGGTTGCGTATTCATTATTAGAGCGTGGCGAAACAGTCGGTTACATCGCGCTTGAAGAGTCAGTCAGGCGGACGGCTCTGGGTATAATGGGATTGCACGTTAACAAACCGCTTCATCTCGAAAAAGAAATACATCACGAATCGTTACGACCTACGTTTGAAGAGACGGTAGGAAACGGACGCTTCTTTACCTACGATCACTTCGGAAGTTGTGACAGCGATAATCTACTTAATCGAATTAGATACCTATGCAAAGGACTAGAATGTAAGTGGATATTTCTTGATCATTTATCGATAGTGGTTAGTGGTTTTGAAGGCGATGATGAAAGACGACTGATTGACAACACGATGACACGCCTACGTTCTCTCGTCGAAGAGACGCAATGTGGCATGGTACTAGTCAGTCATTTAAAGCGACCTCCAGGCGCTGGACACGAGGAAGGGGCGATTACATCGCTTGCACATCTTCGAGGTTCACACGCCATACCGCAACTGTCTGACATGGTTATTGGATTAGAACGTAATCAACAATCAGAAGCAGACGCAAACCAAACACGTATAAGAGTGTTGAAGAACCGATTCTCAGGTGAGACGGGACTAGCTTCGACACTACATTTCAACCAACAAACAGGAAGATTAAATGAACATGATAACTCGTTTCTTAAAACTAATAACAATACTACCGAAACCTCGTCACAGTCGTTCTGATTATGCAACGTTGTTTCGAGCGATCCGTCTTGTCGAAAGTGGTGGTGCTTATGATGCGCCTTATGCCGTCGGTGACAGCGGTCGATCAATCGGTCCTTATCAAATAAGCTTTGGTTATTGGATCGACGCTTATAACTACGACCAATCAATTGACGGCACGTGGGCAATGTGTGTCGATCAGATATACGCTGAACAGGTGATGATGCAATACTGGCAAAGACACGCATCAGAACACGACACTTGGGAAGTCTTAGCGCGGATACATAACGGCGGACCAAACGGTTACCACAAGGTTGAAACACAAGAATACTGGAAGAAAGTTGTACGCTACTTATGAACATGAACAAAACATTATACTTCGACATTGAGACTAACGGGTTGGAAGACTTCGTAACGTTTGATGATTTAAAAGTCGTTCATTGTTTGAGCGTTTATAATCCGATGAAGCAACAGATGTTGACGTTCGCAGACGAGAGTATGCAACAAGGACTACGCTTACTTGACAGCGCTGAAACAATTGTCGGTCACAACGTTATCGGTTTTGATATACCCGCACTGACTAAGCTGTATGGATGGTCGCCGAAAGCGCGTATACTTGACACCGCAGTAACGACACGGTGCGTACATTCCGATTTGTTCAAACTTGATATGGTACGTAAGGACTTCCCGAAAGAACTATGGGGATCGCATAGCTTGAAGGCGTGGGGTAACCGATTAGGCGTGTCTAAGATGGAGTTCGATTCCGATAACTTCGATGTCTACACGCCAGAAATGCGTAAGTATTGCGAGCGTGATGTACTTGTGACACATGCTGTCGGTGCTTACCTTCGCGATCAAGAACCCGATACTCGAATGCTTAACATCGAACACACGTTTGCTAAGTTAATACGTAAACAGGAGCTTGCTGGGTTTGCTTTTGATGAAGATAAAGCGGACAAGTTAATACAGACATTGACGACCCGACGCGCTGAGTTACTCGATGATTTACAGAAGACGTTTCCACCCGTTGTTGAAGAGATGAAGACACCCGAAGGATGGGAAGTTGAGGTTGAAGGGAAGCAGTACTTCGGTGAGACTAAAGCGGCGCTGAAGAAAATGTTGAAAGAAGAAGGACAAGTACAAGCACTCGCTAACAAGGCGACAAAGCTAGGCAACAAGACTAAGTCTATACCGTTTAATCCAGGCAGTCGTGATCAGATAGCAGATCGATTAAAAGAACTTGGTTGGAAACCCGTACACTTCACCCCCGATGGTAAACCCAAGATCGATGAAGCTGTGCTTAAAGGCGTCAAGCATCCATCGGCAGACTTACTACTTGAATACTTAATGGTCGTTAAACGTTTAGGCATGTTAGCCGAAGGCGACAACGCTTGGATCAAACGCGTTCGTAACGGACGTATCCACGGCAAGGTAAACACTAACGGCACGGTCACAGGTCGTTGTACTCATAGCTATCCAAACATCGCACAAGTACCAGCAGTACGCGCACCCTACGGCAAGGAATGTCGTGAGTTATTTAAGGCGCGTGATGGTTACGTCCTTGTCGGTTGTGATGCGAGCGGTCTTGAACTTCGTATGCTTGCGCATTACCTAGCGGGATTTGACGGTGGACAATATGGACGTCAATTGTTAGAAGAAGATATTCACACGGTTAATCAACAAGCGGCGGGATTGAAGACCCGTGATCAAGCAAAGACATTTATCTATGCATTCTTATACGGTGCTGGTGACGGTAAGATTGGAGAGATTGTAGGCGGTACAGCGCGAGAAGGTAAAGCGTTGAAGCAACGATTCCTCACGTCTCTTCCCGCTTTAAACGCGTTGAAGAAAGCTGTGGAAGCGAAGGTTAAACGTAGTGGATTTCTTCGGGGATTAGACGGACGCATACTACCGATACGCTCTGAACATTCTGCGCTTAACACGCTTTTACAATCGGCGGGAGCAGTCGTGATGAAACAAGCGTTGATCGGGTTGAACGCGCACCTCGCCACGAGTAACTGGAGAGTGATGCAAGATTACGCGTTTGTGGCGAATATACACGACGAGTTTCAAACGGAAGTCAAACCAGAACTAGCAGATCAATTCGGTAAGACCGCATGTATCGCGATACGAGAAGCGGGTAGACATCTAAAGATGAAGTGTCCATTGGACGGCGAGTACAAGGTCGGTAACAACTGGGCAGAAACGCATTAATACCACACGTGAAAACTTGCACGGCTTGTAAGAAAGAGTTCCCGTTATCGGAGTTTTATAAAGACAAAACGCGAAAAGACGGGTTAACGCTCAGATGTAAAACCTGTATCCGTAAAAGTAGAAAGAAAATAACACGTCGGTCAGATTTAAAAAAGCGTTACAACCTATCAACCGAAGAATACGACTACATCTCTTTTAAGCAAGGACACACGTGCGCTATATGCGACACGCCATCAACCAACGGAAGAAGATTAAGCGTAGATCACGACCACTCAACAGGAGCGATCAGAGGCTTGCTATGTCCGTCTTGTAACACAGGTATTGGACAACTCAAGGACGACCCCGATCTCGTGATTAAAGCATACAATTACCTCGTTATACACAAACATAACCAACAACAACAACAAGGAAATCAATGACAACAACACTATTAATAGACGCTGACGTATTGGCGTATCAATCTGCGTTCACCGCGCAAGCTAACATCCAATGGAAGGAAGACCTATGGACGGTACATACTGACCTCGCCATTGCTAAGACATGGATTGTTGATCGACTGGAAACGTTTAAAAAGCGTATGAAAGCGGACGACTTCATCCTCGCTATATCCGATAAGAACAACTTCAGACGTAAGCTTAACAGCGAGTACAAAGCTAATAGACGATCCAAGTTTGCACCGATAGGACTTGACCCTATACGCGATTGGCTTGCAGAAGAATACGGTACGGTTATCTATCCAAACCTAGAAGCTGACGATGTACTCGCGATCCTAGCGACTGAACGACCGAACCGAAAGGACAAGCGTATCATCGTTAGTATTGATAAAGACTTTAAGTCAGTACCTTGTGCGTTCTATGACTTCAACCGTGGTGAGTTACACGAGACGACGGAAGAAGAAGCAGATCGTTATCACTTGATGCAGACACTAGCGGGTGATCATGTTGACGGATATAAAGGCGTTCCAGGAATAGGCGTTAAGTCAGCGGGTAAGCTACTCGACATATACGGCGCGACTTGGGACACCGTTCTTAACGCGTATAAGAAGGCACACATGACCGAACAAGATGCGCTTATGAACGCGTGGATGGCTTATCTTATTCGCAAGGATGAATATAATAATAAACATAAACAGATTAAATATCTATGGATGCCGTCGTGTTTTGACGAAAAACAAAAACGAAAATACAGCCATTTAATCCATCAAGTTACTGGCGATTTAGACGAAGATTTGTCTCGACAAAAGCCGTTTGATCCGATTAGTTTTTAGGCGGATGACTAATCCTATTAGAAAACTTCCCGACTTGAGCCGCGATTTAATCGACGTTTTAGACGAGCGATTTCCGCTTCGTTTACCCGATCCGAAGGATAACGAACGAGAGATATGGATCAAGGTCGGTCAACGTAAAGTCATTGAGTTCCTTATCGACACTTATGACGAACAACATAAAACATTAATAAGTCCCAAGGAATAATTAACTATGTGCTTTCCATCACCTAAATTTGTAACACCCGCTCCGCCGCCTCCTCCTCCTCCTCCTCCAACTCAGACAGCGGCGGTCGTTAAGCCAGCGGGTAAGCGCGGCGGTTCAACTGCGTCTAAAAAACGTCGAGGTACTGCACAATTAACACGTCCTTCGATGGGTGGAAGCTACTCAGGAAGTGGCGTCAATTTACCTACTTAATATAATATACAGAAAGAATAATCATCATGGCATTAAAATCACTCCAGAAAATCACGCTCTTGTCCGCTGTATCGGCGACAGGTGCGGGCAGTTCCTTTAGCGTTGAACGCTCGAAAGGCTGGACATTTACCGTTGCATCAAGCTCAGTCACGAGCGGTGGGACTGTAGATGTTGAAGCGTATATCGGCGGAGGATGGCGCGTAATCCACAGCGAAGCGGTAACAGCCGACGGTAACGTAACCGTAAGAGACGACCACGGACATTATGAAAAGATACGAGGTAATGTATCCGCTCGTACCGATGGTACTTACAGCTTATTTGCAACAGGAACTACTGACTCGTTGTAATGTCGATTACGTTTACGTCTTCGCTTTTAAAACCTAGCGGTATAACCGCTTCTCCGTCGGGTCTAAAACGACCTGGGTTTGGCACATTATACGGGTTTGATGTACCTAAAGATACTGGGACTGCATCGTTTGCTAATAGATATGCTATACAGTTCGATGGAGTCGACGACAATATTTCATGCTCGATACCAACAAGTTTAATGGCATCTGATTTTACTACGTCGATATGGGTAAGGTTTAGTGCAAACGATACTGCTGACGGTTCTATTTGGGCTAATAATTACGGCGCAACAGGGAAAGTTGGATGGCGTTTATACTTTGATTCTACCGACGCGGCGGGTAATGGCAATCTCTCTGTGTGGGCGAGTAACGGTAGCGGTGCTTACGACAATCCTATTTCTAATGTTCAAGTAGGATTAGGGGTTGATACATGGTCAAATTTAGCTTGGGGTCGTAATAGCGGTACTCATTTCCTGTATGTGAATGGTAGTCAAGTAACTATTAGCCAAGGACATCAAGGATTTAATAGTTCGTCTTCCAGCTACTCCGACTCCTCTCCTGACCTCAGAATATTTGAGCCAACTATAGGTAACGGACCTTCCGCTGGTTATTGTGATGAGGCTGCGATTTGGAATGTTGCCTTATCTGGTTCTGACATTTCAGCAATAAGAGACACAAGCGGTGCTAATCCTATTCCTACTGATTTAAGTTCAATCGGTAATAGCGGGAATGGTCCTATCGTGTGGTGGAGAATGAGTGATAATAACAACGGTTCAGGTACGACTGTATCAAACGCTCAGAATATTGGAACCAACGACGCTACACTTAATAATAGTCCAACCTTACACGATCTAAGTACCGCACCTGACACTATTTACATCGCCTAATTATGAGTAGAAAATATGTTATTATTGAAGTCTCCGATGTTCCATCTGTGAATTTTGACGAGGTACTTCAAACATCAGAAAAGACACTTCGTCACTCGACGGACGGTACTAAAACATTAGTTAAGTTTGATGGCGCTACTCCTAGCTTTCTTGCGGGTAATGTTCAATATAACTACTCTGAAATATCTAACATCTTGAATGGTGAAGAGTGGTCAACTGACTCAGTTTAATTATGCAATACGAAACGGCTCAAAGCCTATACACTCAGCTTGAAGGTTCGCGTTGGTCGTTCTTAGATCGCGCTAGAACGTCTGCGGAGTTGACGATACCTTACGTTCTTCCACCCGAAGGACACGGTCCTCACACGAAATACTACACGCCTTATCAAGGTATAGGTGCGCGTGGTGTAAACAATCTAGCGTCTAAGTTATTACTCGCTTTACTACCGCCTAATGCGCCTTTCTTTCGTTTGGTCATCGACCGATACGAGCTTGAAAAAGCAAAGGCAGAAATGGGCGAGGAGCAAGGCGAACAGTTACGCACCGATCTTGAAAAAGCTTTAAGCGATGTTGAACGAGCAGTAAGTCAAGAGGTCGAAGTAGAAGCGTTTCGAGTCGGTGTGTTTGAAGCACTAAAGAATTTATTGGTTAGTGGTAACACACTTTTATACATGCCTGACGATGGTGGTATGCGTGTGTTCCGTCCAGACAGATACGTCGTTAAACGCGATGCAATGGGCAATGTCACGCATATAGCCGTGAAGGAAACTGTTGCTCCGTTCATGCTTCCCGAAGAAGTACGCGACGAAGTATATAAAGAATCTAAAGAAAACAACTGCGACTTATACACGAGTATTGTTCGTGAAGGTGACAAGTTCATCGTTCAACAGGACGTCAAAGGAATTGTCATCGAAGAGTCTAAAGGATCGTATTCCGTTGATAAATCGCCTTGGATACCGTTGCGTTATACACGCATTGACGGCGAAGACTACGGACGTGGTTTTGTTGAAGAGTATATAGGCGATCTTAAATCGCTTGAAGCGCTGACTAAAGCAATTGTAGAAGGTAGTGCCGCCGCCGCCAAGGTGTTGTTTATGATTAATCCTAACGGTACTACTCGCGCGCGTACGCTGGCTGAAGCGCCTAACGGTGCGATTGTACAAGGTAGTGACGGCGATGTATCCGTTTTACAACTTAATAAGTTTAATGACTTTCGTGTAGCTGAATCGGTAAGTGCTAAAATACAAGACCGTTTATCTCACGCTTTCCTTTTGAATAGTTCCGTGGTGCGTGATGCTGAACGAGTGACCGCCGAGGAAATACGAATGTTATCCCAAGAACTCGAATCAGCATTGGGCGGTCTCTATTCAATTCTTTCACAGGAGTTCCAACTTCCGCTTGTATCGCGCTTAATGGAGCGAATGAGTAAGAAGGATCGACTTCCTAAACTTCCGAAGGACATCGTTAAACCTACCATAGTAACAGGCGTTGAAGCGCTTGGACG